GAACATCGAACCCTCCACACAGGAAATTCAAATGAAAAAGTGGGTTTGCCCTAAGTGCTTGTTGTTAATTGAAACATCAGCAATAGAGGTAGTTCACCGTTGTCCCAGCAACAAAAGCAAACTTACACACTTCGAGACTAAGGAACAAAATGAACAACGAGATAGAACTTAATTACCTCCGAGAGAGGAACGAGGTATTGTTAGGTCGAATAGAAGAATACCTTATGGAGAACAGCAACTTACAAAGAAAGGTGCGCGAATTACAAATACACATTGCACGCCTTCGCCATCCGTCAGGGAGAAAAGATGATTAAGTCGACCATTGCAGTTCTAACGGCAGTAACGACGTTTTCGTTTATGCCATCAACAGCACCAGCAGAAGCACCACAACCAATCTTGGTAGAGACGGCGATGCCCACCCCCCCATTGCTGTCTCTACCCAGAGATGTACAAACCAGATTCACATGCGTTGCATACCGAGAGAGCCGTGGCAAAGTAGTTGATACCAACGTGGTATCAGGTGCTCAGGGTATGTTTCAATTCATGCCTGACATTTGGCAGTTCGCTCGCAACTATGTAAAAGGTTTGCCACCCACACCTAATCAGGCAGATGTCTACCAACAACAAGCAGTGGCAGTATTTTATTACAACAGAAACAACGGGTTATACCCAGAATGGACGGATGGTTGCTGATGAACCCCACCTTTAACGCAATACTAAAAGAAGTGCAGGAGATGCACGACAGGAAGTCTAAGGATTATGGACGACCAGAGAACCCGTATTACAACATTCGACAGAGTATGTCTTTTGGGATACCCTCATGGGTGGGTGCTTGTCTGAGAGCCAATGACAAAATGGGTCGTATACAACTTGCGGCTCAAGGCTCATCTCTTGCTAACGAAGGTGTAGAGGACTCATTGCTCGACATGATTACCTACCTCACCATTGCACTGGACGAGTTCAGGAATGGAAACTGATTACCGCAAGGCTCTTTGTGTACTCATTGACCAGGGGTTAGTTACTACCGAGCAGGTAAGGGTAGCGGTCAACAAGGCCAAAGAACTACAAATCAAAGAGAACCAGAACAGTAAGACGTGGCAATCTGCGTATCGCTTGGCTGATTCACTACACAAGGCCATCATTGCTAACGGAAACAAAACCTTCCGTATCAACCGAGGCACTATGGGTGACATCGAATACCTCATAAGGGTATGCAACTACACCGAGCAAGAGATACAGGGTGTCATTGATTACTCACAGGAGAGTGACTTCTGGTGCGCCATCATACTCAGTCCAGAGAAACTGCGTAAGCACTTCGACCAACTCTACATCAGGTACAAGCAGGATGCAAAGGTTGCACCAATGGTAGACCGTACTGAAGATGTCGTTGCCAAGTTGCGCGAGTTCGACCGTAGATGGGAAGAGAGAAAGGCAGAGGCAGTACCGATGCCTGCTAACTTTAAGGATGTATTCAAACGAAAGGCAGTTAATGAAAAAAATAACGATGACTGAGCAAGCAATGATTCAGAACATCAACGAAGCAGTTGACTCAGTGATGCTCCCATTGCTGACCGAACTGGTGACGCTTGGCGTATCACAGGAACTAATTGGCACAGCGATGATGAACATTGCAGAACGAAAGTTGGACAAGCATGATGACACTAATTAACATACTGGTTGACGTATTTTTCGTAGGTGCTGTTGCATTATTGTTGTTTGTGTTATTTGGTATTTTTGGTGCGTGGAAATGACGACAACATCATTTGTAATCATTCTTGTCTGTATTTGGGCTCTTACATGGATGGCTATTAAATAATGACAACGCCACAGAAGGCTAAGGGTTCTCAGTGGGAGCGTGATGTTGCTCGGTACTTCAATGACCGAGGACGTGTCACCATTGAACGCCGTTACGGTGCAGGCAACACCATCGACAAGGGAGACCTGAATGGGCTACCTGGCATCGTGTTTGAGTGCAAGAACGTAGGGAAGATAACCCTATCTACAATCGTTGATGAGGCACTGCATGAGCAGAGCAATGCAAAGGCCGATTATGGGGTCAGCATTATCAAACGCAGAAATCGTGGTGCAAAGGAAGCCTATGTCGTGATGACATTAGAACAGTGGATTTCCTTGCTAAACGAGACCGAAAGGTGATAGAATTACATCGCTGTAATTACATTAGAAAGAACAGGTATAGAAATGAGCACCACCATCATAGGCAGATTGACAGCAGACCCTGAGATTAAGTTTACCAACAACGGCACAGCCGTGGTTAACTTCTCAGTAGCAGTGAACCGCAAAAAGGGAGAAGAGGAATACGTCTCTTATTTCGATGTAACTGCATGGGGCACACTTGCACAGGGTGTCGCCGATTCACTTCAAAAGGGTGACAGAGTTGTTGTAAATGGTTTTCTAACCCAAGACCGTTACGAGAACAAAGAGGGCAAGACAGTCAGCAAGACTCTTATCAGTGCAGAAGCGGTAGGTCCAGACCTTCGATTCGCTACCGCCGTTGTTAACTCAGCCAAGAAGAAAGAAGAAGCAGACTTTTAATGGCTGATTGGTCGCTTGCTAAATGCATAGGGTTGACCAAAACATTTTTCAGCGACCGCCAAAGCAGTGTCTTAAGTGCTAAAAACATTTGTGTCCAGTGCCCCATCAGATTCGATTGTCTGATGTGGGCATTGGAACACAGAGAAGCGTGGGGCATTTGGGCTGGTCTTGACTATCATGAGTTGAGAATAGTAGCAGTGTCTCTTGGCTATGAGCCACCCAGCAGGACAGAGACAGAAGTAGAACACGGCACAGAACGTGGATGGGCGTGGCATCGCCGTAAGAAAATAAATGACCCAACGCACGAGACGTGCCAACCCTGCCTAGATGCATACAATGCAGCAACTCGAATACGGGTAGCAAAATACAGAAAAAATAAATGACTTGACAGCCGTTCTTAAACGTGCTTTAATTGCTTGTATCAATTAACAACACCTTAAGGAGGGTGAGATGACAGTACAAGTAAAGTGGGAAAACCCCACAAAGGCAGTAAGAGGTTCAGTCAAGGGTCGTAAGTGGGCACACGTAAAGGTTGCACTACTTGAGAACCCTGGCAAGTGGGCTTTGATTAAGTCAAGCAACAAGAAAGTAACGCCACCTAAAGAGTTTTTAGGCAAAGACTTTCAACGCAATTACCGCACCGAAGATGGAATACACAAGGTGTATGTTCGTTACGTAGGTAGCAACAATGGATAAGCACTTTGGAGCAGACAACACAGAGGTTCTTTGGTTCTCTGAGATTACTCAGGACATGATTGACAGAGCCTCTCTTAATCAAGAAGCAATAGCAGAACTGTTCGATGAATTAAGCGAAGCAGTTGCAAGCATTTGCCAAGACTATGGAGTTCAGTAATGAAAAAGCGTAAGCCAATAGAAGTACACTTGACCAAGATGCCTAAGCCAAGCGAGATGAACAGCGAGCAGTTAGATGCGTTCATCAAAGACCTGGCTAAATCTCTTAGAGAGCGTCTCAACACAGGTGAGTTGACACGTAAGCAACCACCTAACGAGGACGGTGTTCTATGACAGATTCGTACGGCACTCTTGCATGGTGGTCACACGACACTGATGAGTTGTTCTGCCTAGACTGTTTCCCATCCGTCAAGGACGACTACGACGAGTCCCTAATGAAAATCAACGAAGAGGATTACGGTAAAATCTTCAACAGTGAGCGTCGGGATTGCAGTGCGTGCCTCAAAGTAATCGTTGTAACTGACTACCTATTGGAAAATCAGAACCGTGGATAAGGCAATGACACTTACCATCCGAGGTCAATACGTTAAGTTAGTTTACGAAGTGACATTTGACCAGTGGAAAGAAATAGACTATGCTGTTAACGGTGGTCTTGGGAAAGGCAAACGACCCAATCCATCAAAGGGAACGAGAGACATCGTTACCTTAGTTCGTGAATCAATGCGTCATGTAGACGTTTGATTCCAAAGTGCCTCATGCAGGTATCCCCTTGACCTGTATGACGCTTGGCTAGCCCCGATTAATCTTCTAACTTCTTCAGGATTAGTCGGGGCGTAGCCGTTTTGCCAACCTTCCTATGTACCAACTAATCTCTCTCTCTTGGCTTGCCGTAAAATGACGCCTGGCCCTCGCTCTGGGAAGTTCGTGTCTTGATTCCAAATCTTAATAAAATTGTAACAAAAGTTACTAAGTAGTAACCCTGATTGTAAGTGATTACTTACCGATTATTTATGCATCGGTGTGAGTATTTTCACGCGGTGTTCATTGGTGATTGGTGCGGTCATTGCATAATTATGCAGTCGTTTTCGAGCCAATTTTCGGGTGTGTGTTTTTCACGTTTTTTCGTGTGTTTTCTACCCTCTCATCAGGTGTTTCATAGGTGTAAATGAGTTCGCACCTATACATACTTATGTCCTAAAATCGTGTTAGCGGTTTCCGCCATCAGCAAGGGGCTGATTGGTTCGTGATTCCGTCAAGGGGGCTTGGCTATGTCAAGCATCGAAGAAGCAGTATCAGAAGTACATGAGTGTGCGCACTGTCACGTTGTTGTTGAGCGTGACGATGTTGCAGTTGTGAATGGTGTCATCGTTCACGACGATTGCATCGATGACTATGCAGACTCATTGAAGGTTGCGTGTGACGATTGTGGTGAGTTGTGCGAGCGCGATTCACTCACAACTACATCACGCAACGAAGACGTGTGTGTTGATTGCATCGACAATAACTACTTTGAGTGTGAGCGTTGTAGTGACTGCACACACAATGATGATGGTTGCAATGTGACAGTGCATCGCGGTGAGCAGTTGTGGTGTGAAGGTTGCGCTGAAGACGACACGTTCAGTTGTAGTCAGTGTTGCCAGTTGTTCTCGTTGCGTTCGTTTCATGGTAATTGGATTAATGATGAAACGTATTGTGATGATTGCGCTAACAACATCGGCTACTTGTGCGAGCAGTGCGATGAGTTCTTCACTCACGATGAAGAACACGAACACATAATTCAGAGTTACGGTTACAAGCCATCACCAATTTTTCACCCTGAGTCAATTACGTTCAGCGTTCAAGGCGACGGTTCATACTTCAATGATGCATCGCGTGGAAAAATTGTTGATGCCGATGGTGTTGCGATTGAGCGTGCCTCTCTCGCGTACTACGGAATTGAATTAGAGACTGAGCACCCGATTGGTCGTTCAACACGTGATGCCAATGCGAAGGCGTTTGCTCAAGCGATTAGCACTGACGATGCGTATCTCAAGTACGACGGTTCACTCAACAATGGTTTCGAGATTGTTAGTCACCCTCGTTCACTTGATTCATGGCGTGAGTTCGCACCAGAGTTCGGTGCAGTGTTGCGTGCGCAAGCAAGCGTTGGTGTGCGTGCATGGAACACGACGACAGCAGGATTGCACGTACACGTTTCGCGTGTTGCGTTCGATGGTGTGTCGCACGTTTCACGATTCGCGTTGTTGTTTGCGAACAACGATGTTGAGTTTGAGCGTGTCGCAAGTCGCGTGAGTGACTACGCATCGTTTGTACTGTTACGTCATCGCGGTGTGGTGAAGAAGTGTGCAGGTAAGAGTTACCCTAATCACGCTGATGCCATCAACTTGAGTTGGCCACAGACTGTTGAAGTGCGCATCTTCAGACCATCACTCAGCATCAACAGGGTGATTGGTTCGATTGAGATTGTTGCGAGCGCACTTGAGTACACGCGCAACTTAACTATCAAGGACATCAACTTGGGTGCGCTCACTTTTGAGCGTTATGAAAGTTGGGTTCATGGTCACGATTACCCTCTCGCATCACGCATCATCGGTGGCGAGAGATTCCGCTTAGACAACACACTAGAAAACTAAAAGAGAGAGAGATAAAAAAATGTGTATAGCGATACTTTCAATAGGCAATGCAATTCCTACACGTGAAGAACTTGTCCGTTCATGCGCGTATAACCCTGATGGATTCGGTTATGCGTTCTTGATTGAGAACAACGATGGCACGCGCTCATTCGTGAGCAGTAAGAGCATGGTTGCCGATGAAGCCATTGACAACTACTTGAGTCACTACGAGCAGTACGCAGAAGTTTGCATTGCTCACGTGTTTCATGCACGCATCGCAACTCATGGTGCAGTTGACATCAATGGTGTTCACCCGTTCGCGATTAGCAACGAGAAGTCGTTACTGATTCACAACGGTGTGCTTGATGTGACGATTGCTAAGAGTGATTGGCGCAGTGACTCACGCGTGTTCGCGGAAGATTACTTGCCATCGTTCGGTGGTGCGCGTGGCATCAATGCATCGCGTGTTGTGTTCGATGTGCTTGATGGATTCGTTTCAGGTTGCAACAGCAAGGTCATCATCTTGAGTGCTGAGAGTGATGTTGAGCCCGTAACAATTCTTGGTGAGTCACTCGGACATTGGGATTACGCGAAGCGTGACATCTGGTTCAGTAACAGTTCATACAAGCCAGCATCGACGTATGGATACACAAGCAGTGCATGGAACAGTGCGCGCGAGATAACAGCACTACGCAGTGCAGAACTTGATGCACTTGATGATTGTGATTGGTACGGCTCACGCAAGCGATTCACCGATGAGGTGTTGTTCGTGTCGTGTGTCAATGCTGATTGCGAAGCGAGCATCGAAGATTATGAAGTCTTGTGTGATGTGTGCAAGTGGTGTCAAGACTGTCAACGTGATTCACTCGCGTGTGTGTGTGAGTTCAGTGCGAACAGTTACGAGGTGTTCCAATGAGAGCGGTGATTCGTTTGTTGTGTGTCTCGCTCTCGTACATCGTTGCGCATTGGGTGTACAACGCACTCTCGTCAACGTCACCGATTACGAACACGCAAGTCAGTGTGTTTAGTTCGTTCATCTTCTTGCTCACTCTCGTGTGCTTGTTGATTGGTACAGAAGGGAGAAGCAAGTGAGTGAAAGAAGGCGAAGTAATCGCAAGTGGTGGATTCGCGAAGCGTGTTATTGCGGTCACAACTTTGATGTGCATGACGTTGTGAACATTCTTGGATTCGCGGGTGTTGAGTGTCTCGCGTGTGGTTGTGATGGAAGACCCGCACGCGAGGACATTGAGATTCGCATCACGTTCACGAAGGGAGGAGAAGCATGAGCATCAGCATCGTGCAGAAGCGTGTGCGTGCATCGAAGCGTCGCATCAAGCGCAAGCGTGCAGTGCGTGACATCAAGCGCGCGTGGAAGAAGTTGTTGAAGTAATGAAGTGATGTGTTCGCGTGTTGGTGAGTTGAGTGTGCGCTCACCAGCACGTGGTCACGTGTTAGCACGCTGATACGCAGGATTCCCCTAGCAGGTATCAGTAGGGATTGCAAGTAGCAAGGCTACCTAATCTCGCTCCCTTATTCTGGCAGTCTCAGTTAACGAGTGCCAGCATCTCACGAAAATCTTTGACTGGGTATGTGCCGCGAGCCCCTCTCTTACGCGAACAGGGATATGCTCTACGGTGAACTGTCATTCTCATCAGGTTTTTCGTATACTTTGTGCAGGTTATCACAAGGGCCGCGGAAACATTTGTAGGGGGTTTGAAGAAGAAGAAAGATGCTTTCAAAAAAACTACTACATTTCCTTCAAAAACGCTATCTTTTGTTTGCACCTTTTGGTTACAAGTTGCCCCGCATCACCAACCCTTAAAAGCGTAAAAAGAAGATACTTAGAAGGGGACATCCATCCCGTCATGAACACGAGGCGAGTCTGTGGCAGAGTTCTATGTGCCTCGACAATTCACTCCCAGGGACAAATCCATGAGGTGCGTGTTCGACCGAATACCGCTCTAACCGGCTAACTCCCGCGAGTATCTCCTGGGAGCAATAACGCTCGAACCAGAAGACTCACACTCGGGGGGGACTTACACCCACGACCACTCACACCGGTGGTACATCCATAGTAGCACATTTTGCGCGACATGTTACGCACCCTGGTGTCTGCTATGTGTATGCTTGGTGTATGTGTTCTACCTGTGGCTGCGGCCAACCATTTAACAAACACGGCGAAAAAGACATACAGACCACCAATCGCAAATATGCCGACCCCAAGATTAAGTTTAAAGCCGTAAAGCCAAAACCTAAACCTAAGCGGCCTTGATTTTTCGCAACCGCCGGCGGGATAATACCGTCACCTCTCTTCGCCTTAAATGGCGTAGAAAGCGTAGACGAGACTATAAGGCTCTCTGGAACGCGGACGGTACGCCACGCTCCTAGAGCAATTTTGCACCTTGGTGCGTTTTTTTAAATTTTTTTTGCCACCGCACAAATAGTGTGTGTATACTATGTGTGTAGGCAATTGGTCGCTTACTCATAGTTTTACCCTTCCTTATGAAAAAATCCCCTCGGTTACGACTGGGGGGATTTTTCATGGTATGCTTAAGTTTATGAAAAAAACATATGCACCACACATCACCTCACTCCTTACAGGAGCAGGGGCAGTACTAGCAATTATTCACCCAGGCTTTCACATCCCAGCAGGGGTACAGGGTCTTATTGCGTCAATATGCGTCCTAGCATCTACATGCATGCAAGGTTTGCACTACGTGCGCAAGAGCAACCTTGAAAGCAACATTATTCTTGCTACACACCTAGCGAACCAGGCGGCGACTTCGGTTCAGCAGGACACAGCAAAATAATGTCACACGGGGAAGTAATCGAACAGTCACTTAAAGCATGGCTTGATGAAAACCTTCCCAAATTTCTCAACCGCATAAACGAGGAATTACCAAGTGATGCACCGTGGGAGATGCCAGTAGTCGAAGACTACGTACTAATTGTTGCTGTAAAGGATTACAACGACGGACTAGGTGGCATCTTTACCATCGGTGACTCAAACGTACCTGGGTACAGGGTTCGTGGGTTGCTTGCTGACGCATTGCACACATAAATGGCTGTAACACCAGTACAACGAAAGAAGTACTTTGAAGCACGCACAGCGGGATTTTCTATTGCGGAAAGTGCTCGCAAGGCGAAGTTCTCGGAGGCCACGGCCTACCGCGTGGAGAAAGCCGCCCAGAATCTACGTGCCGACGAAGGCATAGATAGTTCTGCCAGCAACTACCGAGAGTTAAAAAAAGAAGCCAAACTCTCAGGCCCAATCGCGTATGACAATCTGTCAGACGAAGCCAAGTTAGCACTGGAAGATTTTGGTTATTTCCGTGAACGATACTTTGGTCGTGTGTCTACGCCATGGCAAGAAGAAGCAGGTATTGCACTTGTAGAACTTCTTGAGTCGCCAGAAAAAGAATACGTGGTTATGAACATGCCACCTGGTTCTGGTAAAACAACTCTACTTCACGACATCACCTGCTGGATTATTTGCCGCAACCGCTCTACACGACTTTTGACCGGTAGTGCGACCATGAGCCTAGCCAAGCGAAACCTTATGCGTGTGCGCCGTTCACTAGAACGTGTTATCCCAGAAGTAGCGGATGACCAATTAAAAGCACGTGGCCAAGCCATGGATGCTGTTACTACAATGGCTCACGATTTTGGACGCTTTAAGCCATTGGAAAAAGAACTGTGGACTAACGAAGCGTTCATTGTTATGCAACCAGAAGAGATGGGTGCTATTTCTGAAAAGGAGCCGACACTAAGTGCTTACGGTATGGATAGTGGTTTCATCGGAGGACGCTTCGATGGCTGTTTCTGGGACGACCTTGTGGACCCTCGCAAAGTCCGTTCTGCAGAAATGCGAGAAGCAATGGAAGATTGGTACCAAGACGTGGCAGAAACCCGACTTGAACCTGCAGGTATGCTTGCTCTTATTGGTCAGCGTCTTGCTCCTGATGACCTTTATCGCTTTGCTTTAGACATGGTGCAGCCTCTGGACGATGAGGCCGAACAAGCACTGGACGAACTATCAGAAGAAGAACTGGCAGAACTTCGCCGCGACAAGAAGTACAAACATCTACTCTATAAGGCTCACTATGAAGAAAAGTGTTTACCGGATAATCACAAGCGCACGGCTCCTGCTTACCCCGAAGGGTGTCTCTTGGACCCGCGCCGTCTCGGATGGCGAGACATTTCTAACCTTATGTCCAACCGAGGAGAACGCTTTGCTGTTGTATACCAGCAGGAAGACCTGGCGTTAGACGAAGTACTTGTACGCAATGAATGGGTCTATGGGCACGGTGACAACCCAGGGTGCATAGATAAAGACCGTGACCGCTGGGAGATACCACCAGGCATTAGCCCACGAGATTGCATCGTTGTAGCCACCGCTGACCCATCTCCTACCATGTATTGGTCTGTACAGTGCTGGGTATACCACCCTGAGTCAAAACAACGTTTCCTTATGGACTTAGTTCGTTCCAAGATGGAAGCCCCAGAGTTCCTGGACTACAACTACAACACCGGTGAATTCATTGGAATCATGGAGGATTGGCAACGTTTAAGCGAATCTTTGGGCTTTCCAATCCAAGTTTGGGTGGTCGAACAAAACGCCGCTCAACGTTTCCTACTTCAGTATGACCATTTCAAAAGGTGGCGACAACTGCGTGGTGTAGAGGTTATTCCCCACAACACAACTAGCAATAAATCAGACGCTGACTACGGTGTTACGACGATTTCTCAACATTGGAAGTTTGGTCGTGTAAGATTGATGGGTAAGGGTGAAGGTAA